AGGTCTTACCAAGTTTAATGCGTATGTTTACACAAAGTGATCGCATGGTAAGATTTGAAGCAACACAACCAGAAGATACGAGGTATGCAGAGAGCATTTCCAACTATTGTAATCATATTTTTTATAAAGATAACGATGGTTTTAATGTTTTATACGATTTATTTAAAACCGCATTACTTCAAAAGAATGGTTTTTGCAAAATTTACTGGAATCCAAGCAAAGAACAGAGAAAAGAGCAATATCAAGACCTCACCGAAATTGAATACAATTCACTACTCCTTGATACAGAGGTTGAGATAACAAAAGTCGATGAGAAATCAAATGACGATGCTCTTTTCCCTGTAACTTATGATGTTGAGTTACAGAGAAAAACAGATTTAGGCAGAGTTAAGATAGAAAGTGTGCCACCAGAAGATATTTTGGTGTCAAAAAGAGCAACTTCCATGAAAGATTGCAATTTTATAGCTCATAGAGTTTATAAAACGAGATCTGAACTCATAAATATGGGTTACGATGCAGAAATTGTTAATGATTTACCTGTATCAGACGAAGAAGTGTTCAACACAGAAGCAGTTACCAGAAGAAGTTACGATGATGCGTCAACAGACTTAAATGTTAGCACATTAGATCCTTCACAAGCAGTAGTAAATGTAACCGAATGCTATCTTAAAGTTGATATGGATGGCGATGGCATTGCAGAACTAAGAAAAGTTACTGTTGGTGGCAACGGATATAACAATTACAAGCTGCTAGAGAACGAAGAAATACCTTTCATGCCAATAACAATGGTACGAGCTATTCCTATGCCGTATCGTTTCTTTGGATTAAGTTTTTACGATCTTATTGCTGACATCCAGGCAGTATCATCAACAATTTTAAGAAATACACTCGATAATATGTATTTCCAAAACCACGCAAGAACTCTTGTCGTAGATGGTCAAGCAAATTTAGATGATTTATTAACTTCACGAGCAGGTGGAGTTGTAAGAGTTAAAAGTCCAAATGCTGTAACTCCAATGCAAACACCAAACTTTTTAAATGAAGGTTTGGCGATGATGAAAAAGATTGATGAAATTAAAGAATCAAGAACTGGTGTAGCAAAACAGCAAATGGGATTAAATGCCGATACAATAAATAAATCACATACAACAGCTACATCAACAAATCAAATGATGATGGCTCAAACACAACGTATTGAACTCATTGCAAGAAACTTTGCTGAAGGTGTAAAAGATATTTTTAAAACGATGTTTGCTATTATTTGCGAATATCAGGATCAAGAAAGATTAATTAGAATAAACAACGAGTTTGTTCCGATGAATCCTCGTGAATGGTTTAATCGTTATGATGTTACGGTGCAAGTTGGACTTGGAACTGGTAATCAGGATCAGCGATTAGATGTATTGCAACGAGTTTTAGCGGTGCAAGAAAAATTATTAATGCAAGGCGGTTTGAATATGGTGAGTCCGCAAAATATATACAATACTCTTGAACAATATTTACAAAACTCAGGTTATAAAGATGCTTCACCATTCTTCAATAATCCTGCTAATGTGCCACCTCAACCAAGACAATCGAAAAAAGATCCTGCGTTGGGATTGGCAGAGCAGGAAATACAATTACGACAACAAAAAGCTGCTGCTGAACTAGAATTAGCAAATAAAAAATTACAAATTGATTCTACATTAAAAGCAAAAAAAATGGATTTAGAAGAACAAAAATTAGCAACACAAGTTGTTAAAGATACGGATAATTTAGATATGGAAAAAGAAAAACTTGCAAGTAAAATTGTGCAACAAGGATTAAATTAATGGTTACTTTTAGTCCTTTCATGCAATCTGCTACGGCACAAGATATTATTAATAGTTATATTAATAAACCTTATCAAACACCGCCAAGTAGAAACCCAATTTTTGATTTAAGAGATCCAGGTCAAGATTTTTACCCACTAAATCCGCCTGTTGAAACAACTCCTGACATTGATCCTTGTCCACCTGGTTATCAATTAATTGATGGAGTTTGTCAGCCAATTGATCAATTTGGTGGAGAAATGCCAAGTGAAACAAGATTTGGTAGTGATGATGAAAACATAGATACAAGAACTGAAAGCGAAAAAATATTGGATGATATGACAAGAAGTCAAGACAATATGTTCGGTGCAACAAGATTTTTGGATAAATATGAAGCAGGTGTTGATGAGTTTGGTAATCCAATTTTTGAATTTGAAGATCAAACATTTACTCCAACATTAGGAGGTCTTTTTGATGCTTTTACAGGCGGTAATGCAAGAAGAAGAAATAAATTTAATACGGCTGTAAACACAGTTTTAGCACAAACAAGTAATCCAAATTTTTATGGTCAAAATTTTAATCCATTAGCATTTGGTTTTAGAAATGGAGATATTTTTACAATGTATAATCCTCAAAATTATCTAAACCAAGTAAGAGGTGTAATGCTTGATGATGGTCTTACAAAAGGTACTGTCGGTGATATGTTAGGTAGTATTGGTAACGCAACACAAGGTGTAAACATAGTTGATACTCAAGGTGAACAAGTTTACAGCACTCCAACACAACAAGTTAATACTGGTCAAAAAGGTACAGAGCCAGTTGATGTAAGAGGTAGTTCATTAGTTGTTACTGACGATGGTGTTAGACGCAGGGATGATACAGCATATCAAGCTGCCGTTGCTAAAAATATTGCAAGAAATGTAGCAAATCAAGGTCAAACAAAATTCAGTAAAACTCTTGGTGGTTTTTACGGAGGAAGATGACACCTGAACAAGAAAAACAACGAACAGAATTAGCAAAAAATATTTTAGAAAATCCTGTATTTCAGGATGCAATTAAACAAATAAAACAAGAATTATACGGTGAGTTTTTAAATTCACCTGCACGAGATTCCGAAGGTAGAGAAAAAATTTATCTCATGGGAAAAATGTTTGATCTACTTTTAGTGAACATCAAGTCTGTGATGGAAACAGGCAAACTAAACAAAAAACAATAGGAGTTTTTATGGCAGATAATCCCCAAGCGGAATCTGTATCTAAACCAACCACAACGATACAGGAAACACAACAGGCATTCGCCAATCTTATCAATACTGCAAGAAGCGAAGAACAGCCAAAACCAGAAGTAAAAGAAGCTGAACAAGTCAACCTGGAAGCAGATAATGAGTTGACAGTAGATGATATTTCTGAAGAAGATTTAGTTGATAACGAAGAAACCACTACGGAAAACGAACAAGAACTTTATGAAGTTACAGTAAACGGTAATAAGCAGAAAGTCAGCTTGGATCAGTTAATGGAAGGTTACTCTAAAGGATCGGACTATACCAAAAAGACGATGGAATTAAGTGAGCAACGAAGATCATTAGATACAGAGTTAAACAATTTTTCCAAAGACAAAGAAGCAGTAAAAAGAATGCGTGATGAATACGCACAAAAACTTCAGGCAGTAGAGCAAAATTTACAAACTGAAGATAACATAGATTGGGTTTCATTAGCTCAAACTGATCCTACTGAATATGCTGTCAAAAAAGCTGAACATGATCGCAAAAAAGAATTGCAACAAAATGTTCAGAGAGAAAGACAAAAATTAGCAATGGAACAGACAAAAGAGCAAGAAAAACTTTATGAAAACCATATTAAAATGGAGCAAGGTAAATTAGTAGAAGCTTTGCCTATTTTTGGTGATGAAAAAAAAGCACCAAAACTTATGGAAGATCTAAGCAAGTTTGCAATGAAACAAGGTTATACACAGCAAGAGGTTAGCATGATTGTTGATCATCGTGCCGTCAAAACTTTGTATGATGCTTTTAAGTATAATCAATTACTTGAAAAGAAAAACTTACGAGATAAAAAAGTAAAACCACTCAATCGTGTTGTATCTTCTGAAGGTAAAAACAATACTCGATCTACCGATAAGCAAGTGCGTGTGAATGATCGCATGAAACAATTGAAAAAATCTGGTAATGTGAAAGATGCACAAAAGGTGTTGTCTGCCATGTTATCAAACAATTAATCGGAGGTT